TTGGTCAGCAATTGACTGATATGAACTTGTAGATCTAGTTATCATTGTAAACTTTTGCCCTAGTAAATCGACATTCTTACCAGTTCCACTTGCATAATCTGATATGGCTTGTAAACCTTGTTTGGCAGCATTGTAACCTTTTTCATCACCCATAGTAGCAGCAAATGTAGCACCAACATCATTTATTAATGCAAGATATTGACTAGCACTTAAATTCATTGTCTTATATGCTTGTTTAGCATCATTCTCAATTTTAGAATAATCCATTTCATCAAATATCTTTTTTGCTCCACCTGCAAGTTGTTCCATTTCAGCATAAGCTTTGACTGATTCTTTTGTTATTCCTATAAGTGCAGTGGTAGCAGTAGCACTAGCAGCAACAACTCCAGCAGCCATAACACCAGTAGCAGCACTTAAACCTTTTAATACTCCACTGGTTTTACTTGTTGCTTTATCTAGGTTAGATGTATCTCCAAGAAACTTATAGATTACATTTCCACCATTAGCATTGTTCATATTTTCAACTCCTTTCTTGTAAAAAAATAAGAGCCAGGAGTGTATCTCCTAACTCCTTAAGAGTTTTTTATGCACTTACAGTTCCTGTTCCATTGATTGTCATAGTAATTGCAAATTCTCCTACATCTTCAGCAGCACCACCAAGACTTTCAAGAGAATAAGAAACTGAAACTATATAAGTTGTATAAGTTAGAACACTATTATTTACTCCAGTTAATAAATCAAATTTAACTAATTGATTATTAAATTGACTTATTGTTCCTGATGTGATTAATGTTCCAATGTCTCCTAGAACTTTTTGAATAGCAGCATTATTAATGTCTATTTTGATAGTTCCTTCTATTGTTAATGCAACTCCAGTTTTTATTGCTCTTTGAATTGCATCACAGAAAACATAAAATGTTTGTTCATTAAAATCAGTATTCAATGTTAGTTCAGATGCAGTACACATATTTGTAAATACTGGACTAGAACTTGTTCCTGTATTGAATGTAAAGTTTTTAATGACATCACGATTTGTTACATAATATTCGTTCATATTTTCTCCTTTCTATCCCACTTTATTGACTACACATTGTAAAGTTGCTACATATCCAACTCTACGAATATCTCGATATTCAATAGCTTGTGGGTTTGAGTATTGTTTAAATATAATTTGCCATTTGCCTTTGTCATAGTCGACTAATATATGTTTACCTATTAAATCTCCTATTTCAGTAGCAGTATCTTTATTTTCTCTTATAGATAGTCCCCATATTTCTACTTGATAGTAGTTATACAATGGGTCTATATTTCCAAAAAACACCACTTTTTCTCCAGGCTGTTCTTTGACTACGATAACTCTTTTGTCATCATCATTCGTAGAGAACTCCGCTTTTACTTGATACTTTGTAAAAATACTTTGTAGATATGAAATTAAAACTAAATTTTTCATTGCATATTATCCTTCCAAGCTTTATTGACTGCATTATCTAATATTGTCTTACCATAAACCTTTAGTGTATAAGCATACCACTGACTTTTACTTTGTTTATTAGTCCAATTTGTACTTTGTGGCATTTTCCATACATAAGAAGCATAGTCAGTAAATGAACCTATATAATATTGGCTATTACTACCTCTTACTCCACCTGCTGCACTTGACCTTAACATATCACTACTTTTTCTCGGAATAAATTCCTTTGATATAGTTAAATCTAAGGTGTTTTTTGCAACTGTATACATTACTTGGTCAGGTAATTTACTTAGATTTCTTTCAGTCTTAAGGTTTGGTTCAAATTTTGCTATAACTTGCATTATTTTACTGCAACAGTGTAATTTACAATCTTATTCCATATCCAATTATCTTTTACTTTTATTACTGTATATGTTTTATTCATAAATGTTATTTGGTCTCCCTCTTTAACATCTACTGAAGATTTTACTATGTAATATCCTTCAGCTTCAGGAACAGTATAAGTACCAAAAGCAACTCGTACATCTTGATTATAAGGACAAAGTTGAACTGGAACAGTCTTTTGATCCTCATCATCATATACACCACTTACACCACGATTATATTGGGTAAGAGTACCTTTCATAGCATTTGTTAAAAACATTAGAAAGGTATCTCCAATCCCATATTATAGTTAAGTGGTACTCCACGATTTAGATAACCAGCATTTCCTAATATTCTCAAAGCAAGTGTTGAATAATCACTTGAAAGTGTTGATTCCATATCTCCTGCTTTTACTCTATCTTTATAGTCAATTAAAGGTATATCGTATTCTAGTATGAATCTTAGTTGTTCCATACTTGCTTTTTTAATAGCGGTAGGGCAGTTGCTTTCATCCCAATTAGGATTTCTATATCTTAGTCCTACTTGTGTATACACCATTTCACAAGCAGCCTCTAGTTGCCATTGCTCAGGTGTTTGGCAATTATTATATTTATTTGTAAATTCATCTATTGTAAAGAAAGTCATATTAGACCTCCTTTCTTATTAAGCTGATACTTCTTCTGAAAGTCTTACGATTGCATCATTCTTAACAACTGCTGCTCCGAATGAAACTGTTCCTTCGATACAATAGTATCCAGGATATCCAGGATAAGTACCTGCAAATTGGTTGAATGCTGACATAAATGTATCTCCAACTACTGCTATTGGGTTAAAGAAGTATCCAATAGTTCCATCTAATACATTGTCATTGATTTCGAATATATCTATTCCATATATGAATGCCATTTCTCCTAGAGTTACACCTCTATCGATTTCAACATTTTCAAATTTAATTACTGAAGTTAATGCTGATACTAAGTTTGCATATTCTAATGCTCCTAGTCCTAAACGATAATCTTTAGTAATTTTTTTGTTGAATAATTTTGCTCTTAATTGGTTAAGTGCTGAAATATATTCTTCTTTTGTAGATGGTTTCCATTCAAACTCATCCATACTTGCAGCAGCAAGTTTTCCATATCCATACTCATCTATTTCTTCAGCTATTGAAGCATCTTTTAAATCAGCAGCATCTTGAACTGCATTTGTAATATCAGAACCAGTTACCATTAATGGTACTCTTATTGCATAGTCCATATTTAGTTCAGTTAAATCAACAACTGTTCTTCCATAAGTAACTAATGCTGGATCTAATTTACTTTGTATTTCTTTTGTAGATCTTGTGTGTACTGAAATTGGGTTTGTTTTAGCTATTTCAATTACTGGAGCTCCTGTTTGTCTTAAAGTTCCAATATAAGCCATATTTAAAAAGTTGTAGAATGTTGATTGATATAAAATTGAATCATACACTCTAGTTGCGAATGCTTGTAAGTCTAAATTTAATTCGCTATACATATTTTTTCATCTCCTTATTTGATTCTTAAATCTCTAATACTAGTTTTTCTATTTACTACAGGTTTTTGTGGTTCAGTAGAACCATTGTTAATAGGTAAGTCATCTTTTGCCTTTACAGGTTCAGCTTGGAAATATGTATTTTTGAACTTCTCTTTAATTTGATTTATTGCTTCTTTGTCATCCTTAACATCTCCAAACATTGAATATCTCATTGAACTTATGTCTTTGAAATCTTCATCTTTAAAACCTGCTCTTGTCATTACATTTTCAAGTGCTAAAGTCTTATTACGTTCAGTGATATCAGTATTCCTTTTCTCAATATCATCATATTTAGTTTGAAGTTCATTGTACTTAGTCTCTAATTCACTATAAGCACCTTTTGAGGTTTTATTTGCTTCATTTAATGCTTTAGAAACTTTTTCTTCAACTTCACTAGATAACTCATAACCTTTTCGTAAATCATTTTCTAGTTTTTCGATATTGATATCATCATTGCTAATCTCAATATCTTTGTTTTTGATATACTTTTTAATATCCATTTTTTTATCTCCTTTTTTCTAGAATTATGGAGAAAGTGCAAATTAGGTATACCTTCGACTTTTTAGGACATTCGACAGGTCTCGATTATTCGAGTTCTTTTTCTTTTCTCGAATCTTCTTGATTCTCTCAGTTGCTTTATCATACAAGTCTTGTTGTCCTAGTTCCTTATAAACACGTCTGTCTGATAAGAGCCTAGATTTTTCTAAGTCAAGACTTTGTATTTTTTGTTTGTTTTTGTATCGTTCTTCCCATTCGGCACTATCATACTTATCATCTTGTATTTGTTCTTTTCCCCAATAAGAAGTCCATACATGTTTACAATTTGGATGACCAACTCCGCCTTTTATTGCTTCGGATTTATGTGGGTATCTTTTATCACTTAAGTCATCAGTGTAAACCTTACCTTGATATGCCATACAATGAGGACAAGCAAATGGATGAGCAGGTAAGTACCATAAATGATTATCAAGCAACTTAGCATCATATATGGCTCTATTCCAAGCACTCCTAGTCAAATTCACATTATATAGCATATTGCAGTATGTTGATATATCTACATACCTTATAATGTCTCCTGTTGTATGACTAAAATAAGGTATTGTTTTATCTATCTTTTTATATTGCTCGACAAAGTTTGCTAAATCTCTTGCTTTGTCAGAACTATTTTTATATCTATCTAAGATTTGTTCATATAATTTAATATGTCTATTAACATATCTTCTTTCTAATGTTCTAAAGTCTCTTTCAGGGTTTAGTGGATATAACTCATCATCAGTTAAGGTATAATCTCGCCAAGTGTTTTGTAGTTTTATTGACCTTGTTGTTAATTTTTGTTTTCCATACATCTCAGCATTATAAAAGTCTTTTTGAATTACCATCTTTTCTAATTCCTTAATAGACTTATCCATATAACTATGGTCTATATCCCATAACTGTACTATTTGTTTTGTATATTCATCTATTGAAGTATTCTTATATAAGTTTTCAAAAAACTTTTCTTTAGTAACATTAATCATTCTTTGATATTTAATTGTTGAATCCCATACTTTATCTTCAATGAATATCGTTATTGCTTCATACGAAACATACTCGCCTTGTTTATAAATCTCTAAAGCATCTATTAATGCTTGTTCAAAGTCTCTATAAACTTGTTCTTCATCAATCATAATTCTCCAAATTCAATTCTTGTGTTGTTTTCTTCATCATAAGCATTGATTAAATCTTCTTCATCCAAATCATCTTCCATTAACTTATTTAGGATAGGTGTTAAGATTTTTGCTCTTACTTTGTATGGAATAGAACCTACTCTTTGTACTTTTTGCATTACATCAAGTTTCTTCATATCATCTATTCTCTCGTTAGCACCGTAGTCCCATTCAACCTCTATAGGTATCTTGTTTTCTTCAATATCTTGGCTTTGTTGTAATCTAATAATGTTTTCTATTAATCGATTTATTTGTGGTTCTAACTGTCTCTTTATTGCTTCTATTGTCATTTCACTTGCATTTGCTGATAAGTCAACATTTGCATTGTTCATATAACTATCTTTTTCATATCCAAAACTTGCAGGAGAAAGTCCAGCCATTTGAATAATTTGATAATCATAAAACTTAAATGATTCTTCATATTTATCTATTTTTAAATCAGCTTGTAAGAACTGGAAGAATTGATGGTCTCTATCTCCAGGAACTAATACAAAATAGTCTTGTAAAGTTCCAACATTAATAGTGTGTGGTTGATATGTTGTTGCTTTTGGTGTCCAACTTGTAGCAATATCTCCAGTAGCATAATGTTCACTTGTTGCTATTCTTGTTTTTGTCTTTTCTACTTCTTCTGCAATGGTATTTATTAAAACCATTTCTTCATTTAATAGTTTCTTACTATCTTTAAAGAACTCTTGACCTGTATCAATGTTTATTAATACTTCATAAGGTTTATTTTCTATTTCTTCAAATTCAGTGTTAAATAACTGATTAAATTGTGATAATTGTATTCTTTCTAGTTTGCCTTTGTTATCTCTAAATGCAGTAAACTTGATTATTGATGTTCCATTTCCTACGATAGTGATATGTCTATGTAATTCATAACATTCATCTTCATAGAAGTATTCTTGTTTTATTGTTGCTTCTTTTACTTGGTCAAATACTTGTACTAAATCGTGTATATCGTTCTTGTTTAAACATTCTAAATACACTTTGTTATTGTATTTGTGTAAGTAAATAAAACTCTCAGTCTGATATATTGCTTTTTCCAAAGATTCGCCCAAAGTAGGCATTAACCAATTAATCTCAATACCTTCAGTTTGAGTTACTAATTCACTACCAAAGATTTGATTACGAATATAAGTTGCTATTTTCTTTGCTGATGGTGCTACTATATATTCTTCTTTATATTTAATATTTGGTTTTCCATTTGTTTCTCCAGGCATTGTTATCTTTGCTTTGACTTGAATAAAAGGTGCATCCCATATACCAGTTGTTTTTATTTTTCCATTCATACTTTTACTCCTTCCTCATATTCAAAGTTCCAGTGTGTTATTTTCTTTTTTTCATCAGTAAATAATACGTTAGTAGGGTGGATTACACTCTTAACGTGTATAGTTTTAAATATTTGTCTTTTAAACCAAAAATGAACAACATATATGTTTTCACTTGGTTTCTCATTTTCTTTTATCTTTACTTTTCCTACATAGACACCATTAAGATATAAGTGCATTTTCCAGTTTCTACGAAAAAAAGACATATAAACAACTCCTGTCTATATGCCTCGATAGCGGACTTATGTCCCTATATTTTGCACTTTCTTCTATCAATTATTATTATAAACCAAGTAAGTATGACATTTTTACGACAACTTACTTAATTAACTCTTTTATTAGTACCAGAATAATTAGTATTGGTACAGCCATCCAAGAAAGTATTATAATTAATGCTAATATATTACTTATTAATTTTTTGATTTTTTTCATTCTTTCTCCTTATTCTCTATGAATACATACTTATTCTCATAAACATCATAAACCTCGGACTTATGACATCTAGGACATGGTATAGTTATTCTTAAAGGTACTTCTTGTTTTATTCCCATCATTCTTAAATTTGCTAAATATGTTTCTAGGTTTATATCTACTAAAAACCTTCTTGTTAATTTACATCTTATTTTCATTATACTATTGGGGCAACTCCTATATCTTTCATTAAATCAAGGCAATACCTAGTGGCATCTATGCTATGATCTAAATCTTTTTTATATACATTTGTTCCTGTTGTTTCACTCTTAATTCTATCGTATTGATATGAATCAAACTCTACTAGGCTTTCATCTTTAGCACTTTCTTCATAATGACCATCTTGATAGAAATTTGTTATTGATGGTTTTTCAAGTATCTCTAAGTAGTCTTTATAAAATAATGACTGTAAGTATTCAACTCCAGCATTTACTGAACCAGGTACCTTTTTTACTTATGTCGTGTGGTATTCCATCTACTGTTAATCTATTATCAAAATGACTTGCTTCTGAATCTATTACAATACTCTTAATTGGTATTCCTGGATATTGGGCTTTTAAGTAAATCATAAACATTCGTAATTGAGTAGAGTAGTATTCAGTAGTAGGAGTATCACTCATTTCTTTTGGGTTATGATAATAACACTCTAATCTTACCAACTTCCATTTTCTATCATCTAAGCATAATGCTATTGGTACAAATACAGTAGGGTTTACTGAACCATAGTCTATTCCAATGTGTATTTCTCTAATCATATAAGGTATTTCTTTTATAATGTTTAGATTAGTAAATACTTTACCTTCGGCTACTACCCACTCATTAAATACTTTTTGTTGTCTTAAACTTCCAGGTGGAAACATCTCGACTACTTGTCTTATTTTTTCTTCAGTATCTAGCATAGGGTTATCATAAGGGAAGAATACATAGTGTTTAGCATTTGGCTTATTATCTATGTATGTTTCTTTGTATGGATGTCTACTTGAACCCTCAACATTGAAAGAATGTATTGTTTTTAAATAAGGATGTCCTGCAAATGACATTTGCCTTCCTGGGAACTCATTAAAACTTGCTTGTAGTTCTTTATTAGAGAATATTCTAGCACTTTCATCTATCCACTCTAGTATAAGTGGTCTACCTAGTATCTTATTAAAGCTCTTTACATTGTTAAAACCAAAGAAGAACATTTTTATATTATAAATAGATAGACTTTTTTCATCGTTGTTCCATTTTAATACATAGTTTTTACCATTCTTAAAGCCAAACTCGTTAAAGTGTCTTTCAAATACTTCTACTATGTTTCCATTTAAAGAATCAATAGTCCATCCTACTATAGCACCGTAGTATTGTTTATCTTTGTCATACTCGTATAATGCTTGTGCATATTCTATAAGTGCTTCAGCAATAATAAAGGTTTTACCACTTTGGGTAGAACCCTGTACATATATTTCAGGTACATCCCTAGAAACAATATCATTCCTCAATAGGTTTTGTTTCTTCGATATCTTCAATTTCTTTTATTCGTTTCTTATTCTTGCTTATTTTTTTAGTTATGTTTTTAGCACATGTTGAACTTATATCCTTAATTACAAGTTCTTTGTTTTCCATTTGTAACTTTTCTTTTTCACTAACTACAAAACCACTGTCTTTGATTATGTAGTTTCCATCAGGTCTTTTTATAAATTCCATTCCTAATAATCTCCTTTCTTCAAAATTGTCTAGATCATTGTCTCTCATCATCTTTGTTATGTTTATTTGTTTCATATAATGTTTTCTCCAAATTTGAGTTATCAACTAATTCTATTTTGATAGTAGGGGAAGATAATCCTGTATCATCAGATACTTCATTATTACCTTCCATTAATGTTTTAAAATTAGAGGCATTTCCTTGAATAGCTCCCCACCATAAACCAATAGTAGCTAATTTTGTAGGGTCTAATTGTGATACATCTATACCATTGCTTTTTAATACTTCATACATTGTTCCTTTAGTGATTTTAATATCATCACAATTTGCTAACCATTCTATAGCTTTTTTAAAGGTTCTTTTCTCTTTTTGTACCTTATTACTTGCTGCCGCACCCTTTCTTGCTATTTCAGTCTTTTCTTGTTGCGTTCTCGTTGCCAAAGAAACAAGATTTTCGTTGTTAGCCATTACTTACTCTTAGGCTTAGGTGCATATTTT